GCCGCTCTCGACTTCGACGCCGCTGATCGTGACGGTCGGCGGGTTGCCCGCCTGTGTGCTGATCGCGACTTGGGTCAGCATGAGTTTCTTCGCCGCCGCGCCCGTGCCGATTGTGTGGATGGAGCCGAGTACAATGTCGGACAAATCCACCACGCCCGTGACGGCGTACTCCGTCTGGGGGTTCAATGTCTCGCCGTACACGTCGTGCGCGGCGGTGTCGCCGTACTCGTTCGGGGCTTCGGCGACGCTGCTGCTCTTGCCGTCGTTCGACGACTTCGGGGTCAGGCCGTCAATCGTCCCCCAATAGTTCACGGGTGCGCTGAATCCGTTGTTCATGTTTGTGGTTCCTTTCTTGTCTGTCAGTTTGCGCGGCCCGTTATGGTCGCCGCGAAAGATGTTGTGAAGGTGCCGCCGTTTTCGTCCTCTTGGAAGTCCGGGTCGTCGCCCTCTTCCAACTGGAAACCGTCGGCGGCGAAAACGTGCGCCGCGCCCTCTTCCAGTTCGTCGTCTTCGTCTCCCAGCGCGGTGCAATTGTCCCCGCGCGCCAGATTGTCGAACGCGCCCCATATTGCGTCGTAGTTTTCCAGAAACAGGCTGCCGCCCTTGTCGTCGTCAATCGCAACGGAAAGAATTGCGTTTGCTTTGAATGTGTAGTGCGGCAACGGCTCCTCAAGTTGTCCGCTTATGTGTACATTCAAGGCAATGCCGGACGACGGCGTTTTCTGCTTCTCGCCAGCAATGGCCTCCAGCAAAAGCGAATAAACTGGAACGGTCGCGCCCGCGCTTTCTATCGCCGCTTTCAATTTCCGCGTTATAAGTTCTGCGGGTGTCATTTCTTTCGGGCCTCCTCTATCGCTTTGTTCAACTGCCAAAGAAGAGAATCGTTGGCCGCGCTTACGGCTGCCGATAAGTCTGCGTCGCTCAACGCATTTGAAATATAATCAAGTTTGTTTATGATGTTCACCTCGATGCGCGGGTTCGATCCTGTGACGACTTCGCGGATTCCTCCCTCTACCATGCGATCGTCAATCCTCAACCGCCCTCCGCTGTCGCTCCCTTCGGATCGTTTAAACAACGCCTTCATAAACCAGCCCCATGAACGCTTTGCAAGGCCGTGCCGCTTGATCCTTCCATGCCGTTGCCATGCGTCGCGCTTGCTCTCTGCGGCATAAATGAACGTATGTGGTTCATGTTTCCTGTACCCGTCCATAGTCCAACGGTGAAGCGAAACGCCCTGATACACCCCGGATTTCGGCGTGATATAGTGCGGCCCGTCGCCAGTGTATTTCCGAAACGCTTTCATCGGACGGTTTTTCTTCGCCGTTGCGGTTCTGGCCCGGAGCGATTTGATAAGCGCAACAGTACAACGCCGGACGGCGACACGCTGCGACATGCCCACTTCCTCTTGGAATCTGGCGACATATTCCTGAAACACCCTGATTTTGTGTTCCGGGACGCTTGCCGAAATGTCAAGGATGGCCGCCACGTCGTCAGCCCCTTGTCCGGCATTTCAGGATGTACCAGCCGTCGTGCCGTGTGACGGTGGAAACTTTCAGGACAAACGGCAAGCCGCCGGGCGCAACTTCCAGCACGTCCGACGGTTCGGGTTCGGTGACTTCCGGCCAGTCCGTCCGGCGGACGGCGACGGTGTAGGCGGTCGCGTAGGTCGGCGCAAGCGCGTCGGCGTAGTTGTCCGCCGTCCCGGTTTCCAGCAGCAGCACGTCGAGCGGGTGCTTTATCTGGCGGACGTGTCCGGCTTCGCGGCGCGTTCCTGAATACGTCGCCGGGCATTTCTCGAACGCCGCCGACAGGCCGACTGTGAACGTCGCGCCGACCGCGTCTTCCTTCATCGACACGACGACGCGCAACGATCCGTCCAACTCTACCGCCGAGCCCTCGTCAAGTGTCGGGAAGTCCGCCGCGTTTGCGACGTACCGCGCCGCCTCTGCGGGTGCGGTGTCTGAAACAGGCTCCGCGAAGTCACGCGACGACGACTGCACGACCGCGCCTTGCTCCGTCTCGCCGTGCCGCATGGTGCGGACGGCTTCGGGAACGGCGGCGGCAATCGAGCCGACGGCATTGCGGAAATCTTCGCGGAGTCCCATTTTACTCTTTCCCAATCTGGCGGGAGTGAATTCGTTTTCAGTACGACAGGATAAAGGCGGTCGCGCTTGTCGCTGCGCCCCGTGAGTTTATCCTGACTTGCGACGGCTTGGAAATGTACTCGGCGGGGAACGACAGGCGGAAAACGCCCGCGTTCGTGGCCGTGTAGGTTTCCGACGCAAACTCAACCCAACCGCCCTCGACCGTGTTGGTCGTCCAGAGCGACAGATTGAGCGCGGTGCGGCTTGCGTTGCCGTTCGCGGTGACGAAAAGCGCGGCGTTTCCCCTCAACCCGACGGCGGCGACTTCGGTTGTGTTCGTCGCGCCGGAATTGACGGTCGTTGCCGTGTTGAGGACGGGGATCGTCCTCGCGCCGGAGAAGTCGAACGCGGCGAAAGTCGCGGCGGCAATTCCGACGGCGGCGATAAGCGTCAGCAGTTTCTTCATGGCGTGTTGCCTCTCCTGTTCTGCGTGGAAGGATCGCCCCCGGCGGCGAAGGACGAACAACTCCGCCGGGGGCTTGCGCCTTACGCAATGGCCGTACCGATGGCGAACGCCTCGCGGTGGCGGACAATGACGTCGCAGTCCTGAAGGGCGACGACGCGGACGCCGCCGGACTTCGACAGGCTGGACGTATCGACCGTGAGGTCAATGCCGCTCCAGAACGCCAGCATGATCTGGCTCCAGTCGCCAAAATACAATTTCTTGGCGTTGCAAAGGTTCGACATGAGGAAGTCGTACCCCTCGACCTTGCCGTCCTTGGTGCAAAGATACTCGTTGCCAACCGCGCCAACAACGCCGCTCGACGCTTTCGCGCCCGTGTTGTTGAACGGGGTATAGTCGCGGGTCTTGCAAAGGAGGGCCTTGACGGCGGGGCTGCCGATGTACTTCAACGATCCACGCGCCGCGTTTGCCGTGTACACCTTCTGCCAGAAGTCCACGAGGTTGTCGTGGGTCGGGCTCCCGGCGGTCATGCTGACGGTCGGGATCGCGAACGTGTCGCCGCCAATCGTCTCGCTCCAGTTGTCAAGGCCGAGCGGCTGACCGCTGCTGCCCGATCCGCTGAACACCGCCGCTTCGATGGCGCGGCCAATGGCCTCGCGGAGAAGGTCGGCGATAAGCGTCTGCGCCCCGATCCCGGACTGCATGAGCAGTTTGCGGGTGATGTCGGTGTACGCGCCGACGGTGTGCGGCGTCGCGCCAACCTGACCGACATTGGGGGTCGTCTCGGTGGCGTTGCCGCCCTCCGTCGTCACCCAATACGCGGTCGCCGAGCCGGACTTCGGGATCGTCACGTCGCCGACAAGCCCGGCAAGGGTGCGAACGCCAGCGGCGCCGAGTACGGTGTCGGCGACAAGGGCCTCGATAAACTCGCCGAAAAGCGTGTCCGTCGCCACAAGCGCGGCGGCGGCGTTGGCCTTGTCGAACGCCCGCGATCCCAGAAGCGCGGACGACGGCACGAAAAAGCCGCCCTCGGACTTCTTGCCGGAACGCTTGCCGATCTCGTCGCTCACCTCGCGTTCAAAACCGACGTCCGGGCCGATCTTGCCCTCATGCGCCGCAACCATAGCGCGGACGACGTTCACGAGGTTGTACTTCCTCTCGCCCTTGCCAATGGCGGGGGCGTTGCCGTCGTCGATGGCGGTCTTGGTCTTCGGGGCTTCGGGCGTGGCGGGCTTCTTCGCCAGTTCGTCCGCGTAGGCGCAAGCGCGCTCCGCGATCTCGTTGGCGATCTCCGTCTCGGTCTTCCCGGCTTCGATCATGGCGGAAACGTCCGCCGCTTTCATGTGCGCCCTCTCGGCCTTTGCCATAAGGGCGGCGATGGTCTTTGCGTCCATCTCGTTTTCCTTTCTTGTGACGGCGGACGGTTCGACGACCGCCGCCCTTACTGCGTCCTCGCTGCCCTCATCGGTTGTGTCGGCCACTCGGCCAACGCCGATGTTCGTGTCTGCGGGGACATTCACGAAACTCGCTTCATACGGCGTCCACTTCGTCACGCGGAAGATGGGCAAGCCGTCCTCGGCCTTGCCGACCTTCTTGTACTCGCGGACGATGTAGCCGACCGACATATTGCGCCGGATTCCGGCGGCGGCGTCCCTTGCGATTTCCTGCGCACGTTCGCCGCATCCAAATTCGATCACGCCGCCCAACTTGCCGTCCTTCAGTTCGGGCTTGCGGATGATCCCGATCTGGTCGCCCCAATGGGTGTCCTGAATGACGAGGCCGTCCTTCATCCGGCTTTCGTCGATCTCGCCCTTGGCGTGTCCCAAAACCTCATGGCCGTGCACCCACGCCTTGTTTTCCTCATCCCACATTTGGCGAGGGTAAGGCGTCTCGCTTGAAACGGTGGCGCGAACGACAACCTCGGTCTTGCCGTCCCCGGCGTCCCGCGTCTCGGCGACGATCTCCGCCTCGCGGAAAACGCGCCCGTCGTTCCTCGGCTCATTGCCGTCAGTTTTCTTCTTCTTGCCCATCTTCGGTTTCCTTTCCTGATTTGCTCGTCTCTACCTTTAGCGTCGCGGTCAAAAGTCCGGCGGCGTCTTTCAGCGGTTTGATCCTCGCGGCCTCGGCGATGTTCTCGTCAATGTCCGTGCCGTAGTCGGCGGCAATCTGCGCGTCCGTCTTCCAGCCGTGCGCGACGGCAAGGGCGGCGGCGTTCACGTCCTTCATAGGATCAACCCACTCCCATGTCCGCCCGCGAAACTCATGCTCGGCCAGCCGTTCGTAGTCGGCGACAATGTAAGGCGACGAGGCGCGGTATTTCAGGAAGGACGCAAGCCACGCACGGAAAACGGGCGACGCCACTTGCTCTATGAACTGCGACTGAAGGATGCGCCAATGGTCGCGCTCGGCGATTGTCCCGGCGCGGACGGACGAAAACGAAACGCCAGCCCAATCATTCGCAAAACAGGCGTACTCAAGGCCGAGGCCGCTTGCGATTTCGCGGAGCATGGAGTTCTTGAACGCGGTCAGTTCGCGGTTCGGGTGTGTCGGCGTGACCGTCTTGTAGTCCCAACCCGTGCCGAGCATTATCTTCGTGCCGGGTTCGCTCGGCATGGTAAGCGCGGCTTTTTCATCGTCTTCGTATTCGGCGATTTCTCCTTCCCTTCCAGCGGGCGCGGTGAAAACGCCCGTCGTGTTGGATTCGTCGCGGGCGGCGACAAGTTCGGCGAAGTTGTACTCGTCGAGCATCTTCAATTTCTTCAACACGGCATGGCCCAACGGGACGCCGCGTGTCTGCGTCTCGTCGTGTTGCGTGTAAAGGTGCAGCACGTCCGCCGCCGGAACACGGACGACCGGGCGGTTCAACACATAACTCGCGCCGGGGTCTTCGCGGCTTGTGCGGAGATAGTAGGCGACGGCGCGGAGCGAAACGCGGTCAACCTCCACGCCGTTGCGGATCACGGTGCTGTCGGTCTGTCCGCGCCCGTTCATCGTCTCGTCGAGCGCGTCCGGGCGGACGATCCGCAATGAAAAGCCGTAGGGGTTCGGCGCGGCGCGGTCGATCAGCAGAAGTGCCTCGCCGTCCCTCGCCCAATTCTCGGCGGCAACCCTGCAGATGGCGTTGAATGTCTTGCGGCCTGTCGTGTCGGCCATGCCCGGCGTCGTTCCCCACTTCCACCAGTGGTATTGCAGAAACTTCGCGGCGGCGGCGTCGATTGTCGGGTCGTCGTCGCTTCTCGACGGTGTGGCCTTGAACTTCACGCCGTCCCCGATTACGTTGGCGACAAACAAGTCAAGCCAGCGGAGGTAGTGTTCGCTGTTCTTCTGCATATCCCGCGAACGCTGTCGGACGATGGCAAGTTGGGCCGCGATCTCCTGATTGGAAAAACCGCCGTCCCATATCCACGGATTCAACATGCGCGAACATTCAGCAGCGGCGAACATTCGCATGAAGTGGCCGCGCTTGACGCCGCCCGGCTCTTTCTTCCGTTTGAAGATTCCAAACATTACACGAACCTCGTCTTTATGAGTTGGACGCCGCCCGTCGGCGTCGTTCCGTTCTCGTCTGCCGCCGCCTTGCGCTGGTAGTAGGCGAGAATGTCAAGAAGGTCGGCGCGGTCTTTGTAGGTGATCTGGAGTTCGCCGACGGAAATGCTGCGGTTCGGATTGTTCGCCCAATTCTGGAGCGCGTTCTCGATCGCGGCGACTACTGCGCGGTATTTGGAAACAAGCGGGCGAATGTAAACCGCGCCGAAGGCTATTTGCTCCACGCCATCTGGCGTCGTCGCGTAAACGATCCAGCGCGTCGCGCCTGAAAAGCCCGCAAGCGTCGCGGCGGTTGCGGTCGCCGTCCATGTGCCGTCGCCGTTCGCGGTCGCGGCGACCTCGGCGTTCTTCGCGCCGTCGGCAAGTTTGACGACAACGGCTGTCGCGCCCGCCGGGGCCGTCCATGTCCCGGTTAGCGTCTCGCCGTCGAATACGGCGCGGTCTGTAAATCGTCTCGCCATTGGCAGTTCCTTTCTCTGTCATTGGCGGGGCGGTCAAAATCGCAGCGGGGCTTTGGGCGTTCCTCGCGGTTGCGGTATTCGTCGGGCGAAATGTCGCGGTGGTCGTAGTCCATGTTGCGCTCCTTTCGGTCAAAACAGGCGACCGCCGATTGCTATGCGGCGGCGTTTCTGAATTTGCGGCGGTGTGGTTTCCTCCGCTTTCGGTTTCTCGGTTCCCGGCTTCTCGGTTTCTCTTGCCGTCTCGCCGACGATCTTCCCGCCTATGGCGAGGTGTCCTTTCTTCTTTGGCTGCATGGTGTCCTCGCTTCCTGTTAGTCCTTCCGATCCGGCAAGCGCGTAGCACATGGCCTCGCAATCGCCGTAGTCGTGCGGGTTCTTCGTCTGCCATTTGTAGGCGTAGCAATCGCGCCCGTCCTTGCCCTTGATCTTCGTCTTGGCCTTGAGTTTCTCGTTCGCAACCTGAACCGCGAATTTGTAGTGGTTCGCGCCGCCGTCGAACAATGACAGGCCGCCCGCGCCGCCAGTCTCGGTCGCCCATGCCCTGTGCATCTTCTCCTTGTACTCGTCGGCGTTCCATGCCAGCCACTTCCGCCGCTGCGGATCGCGGCAAAGTATGGTCGCGTTCTTCTCGTTGCGGATTCTGGAGCGCACGTTCGGGTTCCAGTTCTGTCCGGCACGGCCCAACATGGCGATAGCCGGGATGCCGATCTCGGCTTCGGCCATTGCCGCGAATTTCGTGACGGTGGCGAATTGACGCCCGCCCGCGTCGATGCCCCACTTGTCGATCTTTATCCCTTGCGCGGCGATTTCCCTGCCGTGGGATTTCAGGGCGGCGGTCAGTCTCGCGTCAAATTCCGTGTCATTCAGGCGGTCGGGTATCTTGACGGGCGTGACATGGTAGGCCGTGACAAGCGCGGTCAGTTGGATGTTGAAGGTCGTGATCGTCGTCGTTATGGCATAGCCGGGGTTTATGTCGGTCGCGGCGACGGTCAGCACGGTGTCGGCGGGGATCGTCTTCGCCGGAACGCCGAGCCGGATTCTCGACAGGATCAGGCGTGTCGTCAGCTCGAACGCGAACGCGTCACGCGGCGGTTTCATCTGGTATTCGCTCTGGAACGTGTCAAGGCCGTCGCGGAACAGGATGTTCATGGCGTGTTGGATTCCCGAAACCTCGGTCAACGGGTCGAAGTTGTGCGGGTTCAAAACCTTCGCGCCGTTGTCCATCGCCTTGCGGTTTTTCCTGTAGAATCGGTTGGCCGCGATGTGCGGTTCGCGGTCTGCGGCCTTTTCTGTCTGGTAAATGTCCCAATATTCCTCCCACAAATCGCGGACGCCCTTGCGCTCTTCCGCCGTCGCGTCCGGGTTGTGGCACTTCGGCCACGCCAGCACCATCTTGTACGTTTTCGTCTTCCAGCCGGGATCGGCGGCGAACGTTTCCGAAAGGTCGTCGGCTTCAATCGGCGTCGAGGTCATTATGGCCGCGATTTTCTTCCTGTGCCCGGCCAGCCCCATGAAGGTCTTTTTGATCTTCTTCGCCATTTTGCCGACCTGTCCTTCGCTCTGCGCCGCGTCGTCGTTCTGCAAGTCGTCGAAGATAATCAAGTCGGGGCGGAGGATGCCCTTCGACTTGCCGCGCACTCCCGCGTTAAATCCAACAGCCTCCAATATCGCGCCAGAAGACGGAAACGCCCGGCCAGTTCGCGGGTCTGCGATTGTCGGCAGCACTATCTTTCCAGCCGCCTTGCGCGGTTTCGTAGCCGCGCCGTGGTACTTCTGTGTTTTCGCCCGCTGGTATGCGCCCTCCAGTTTCAGGAACGGCAGGGCGATTTCGGGGAAGTCCTGAATAAAGGCCGGGTTCTGTGTGATACATGCGAAAACGTCCTCGATGATGTTTTCGGCGTTTTCGTCGTTCGCGCCAACTGCGACGACGTATCGGCGTTTGCCAGTCGCCGTAGTCCAAAGCACAGCGCCTTTGGTGTAGGCCGTCTTGCAGTGCCCTCTGGCGACGCGTATGTGGTAGGGGATCGACGCGTCGCCGATTGCCTGTTCCATGTCCCGGATGATCGGGCGCATTTCCGGCGGCGGCTGGATTTCCAGAAATGCCCCCGCGTTTACGTCTTCGCTTGTGCAGTAGGTTTTCAGGAAGTACAGGAAGCTCCGCTCGGCGCGGTGGCGGCGTTTCCAGTTTATCTTGGCAATGGCCGCGTCAAGGTCTGCGGCAATGTCGCCATGCGACGACTTGGCCCGGCTCTTGGCTTGCCGTTCGGCGTAGGTCAAGGCGCGGGGCCGGGCGTGTTCAGGCACGATTCTGTCGAAAAGTGACGCCGCCCCTTTCAGGCCGGGCGCGTTGCGCTTGGCAGTCCGCCGCAAGTAGTCGGCGACAGCGGCGAGGTCAATATGGAAGTCTGGACGGGCTGGCGCGCCCGGCTGTTGCATAAGCCACCGCAAGGTTCGGGCTGTCGCATGGGTCGCCCCTCCGCGTCTCAAAACTGCGGCGGCTTCCTCTTCCGACAACAGGCGGACTGGATTTTTCGCCTTTGCGGTCATATCTCGGCGAATTCCTCCGCCGCTTCCGGCTCTGGCTCTTTCGTCGGCGGGAATTCCGCCGCGTTCTCGGCTGCAAAGTCCTGATAAACCTTCACCATGAGCGGCGTCCCGGCCTTGGCCATCTTTATCACGGCTTGCCGTATGGCAAGTTTCGACTGGAGCTGGCCTTTTCGGTACCGCTTTATCGCTTCTACGTCCGCCCAGAAGTCCGCCTCGCTGATTTCGGCGATGGCACACGTTTCGGCTATCGGCATTTCCGCCGCGCCGCAATTTTCGATCGCTTCAAGAGTTTCCGCCGTCATTTGCGCCTCCACGGCTTGAAATTCGGGAAATCTTTGTAATTGAAGGGGTGAATATCGTCGAAAAACGCCTTATAAAAGTCCGCGACCTCCGTTTGGCAAGCGATCACCGTGTTTTCGGTGCGCGGGTTCGTGTTTACGTTCGCGCTGGATAGGATCGCGCCGTCGAAGCGGTCGCCGTAAAACGCCATAACCTTTGAGTGGTTGCGGAACACGCCCAAACGTCCGCCGCCTTTGCGGGCAATCTCGCCCAATTCGGCGGCGCACATGGCGTAGGATGCCTTTGCAATCTCGCCGCAATAGAAGTCAAACCGCCCGACCGCGCCCTTTTCGAGCCAGTCGCCCATTTCGGACACGTCCTCCACGCCGTAGCACCACGACGAAACAAGGCAGAAATCGAGCCGCTGTTGCCTTACGACGTGCCGGAGAAACGTCAAGGCGTCGCAATCGCCGCCGCTGATAACGTGGTAGGTCGTGCCTGGCTGAAAGTGCCACGGGGCACTTTCGAGCAACGCCGCCTCGGAATTGAAGCGGCGAACGTCAAAAAGCCGCTTTCCCCGCACGGTATGGCACCTCATGGCCGTCTTTCCGCCCGTCGCTGGCGGCGTTTCGTCCTCTTTCGGCGTTTCGCTGGTGTCGAATAGTGCCATTTTCGCCCCCTTAAACGGCAATAACGCCCAAAAAAGCGTGACGCGAAAACTGGTCGGCAC